TCTGCTATGTCTTTATCTAAGAATGAACGGAATCCGCCAAGCCTAGTGATGAGTTTCTTGATTGCACGATTATGTCTCATGCGTGCAGCATCATCACTAGGTAAGGCGAGTTCTGTTGCAATGTCAGAATACGATAATGAATTAGCATGCTTGTGATAGAGAATGTGTCTATCCTCTGTATTAAGTTTTAGATATGCAGCCTTAATCTCAGCCATCATGGCCATCATGTTGCCACCTTCTGCTGGCGCAGATGGCTTTCCAGGCATACCTAAGTTAAGTATTGGCGCTTCCGTTACATCTCCACGCAGGATTGCTGGAAGCAACGCCTCAATAATATCTGGCTCGTAGAAAAACAAATCAGATGTCTCGTAGCCTAATGACTTAGACTTCCAGTACTGACAATAATCTAATGCCTGATTACGAAGCGAACGATAGAGCAAGTTCTGCGCAGACTTCTTACTAAACGACTCCCACTCCGTTAACTTTCTAGGATGCGACACAAACCATTCATAGAGCGATTGCTTGATATCTTCTCGAGCAACCATAGTGAACTTACGACTGTACTCATCGGCCACATGTGCAACGATGTAGTCCCAAGGTTCAATGCGTTCCCATTTTACCACTTCCAAGTCTTACCTTCCACCGTAAATGAATTATTAACGATAGGTACTATCTGTGGAACGACTGTGTTGCCATCAACATGAAGAATACCAAAGCCCTGTTGCCATGTGAACAGACCAGCCTTGATGTACTTAGCGTTACGATAATCCATAAGGTTACCCAGTTCCATACCCCAGATAGTCTTAGGCTTACCGCCACGATAACTCTGAGTATGATGAGTCAAGCCCATTCGATGAGTGTGACCACACACGACTGACATGCCTGAACGCTTGGCTAGACCAAGGGCAGTAGCACCTGCCGTAGGTTGTACGTTACCCTCATCACCATGCATGAGCAACCAACCAGGGGCTAGTTCATAAGGGTCTTTGTGGTATTTAATCTCAAGTTCTTTTAAGCCCAAGAAGTTTTCTAACTCTAGTTCGGGCAAGCCCAGTAATCCTGGTGTTCGCATTGCAACTGTGTTAAACAATCTATCTGTATGATTACTGCGAACCATATGCTCAATGGTCAAGTCGTATAGAACTTGGCGAGTGAGGTCTCTATCCCGTCCGATAGAACGCTCAAACTCTAGTTCAGTTCCCTTGCTCCACTTGCTGATAGTCTGCATATCCATTTCATCGCCACAGGATACAACGGTATCTGGTTGGTACGCCTTGATAAATCTAGCCACGGCCTTAGTGGCTTCTACATCGTGGTACGGTACTTGTAAATCAGATATGCAAACTATAGTTTTCATGGCTTCTTTTTAACCGCTTTCTTAATAGTTTTTTTGACAGCCTTCTTAATTGTACGACGCTTGTTCTCTTTGCCAACATTCTTTGAATGACTCATCGTTTGTAGGTTGTCGATGCCGTCTCGTCCTGCTCGTCCTCCGTTGTCTTTATGGTCAACGTCAGTAGTGCGAGCCAAAGTCTTGCCAGTAGCCCGCTCAAAGTCAAGTCGTGCCTTGTTGGTCGAAGTCGTTTCAGTTGTGCCATCTTTCTTTTTGCGCTTGATGACATAGATTGGTCTCCCACCATTTGCCTTGCTTCCTTTGTATGGTCCAAAGATTTTCATTTGTTTCTCCAAGTATCATTAAATGTTACGATGCAAAACCAAGTCCCCAAAGCAATTGGAATTAATAGTATCCATTTCATCAGTTATCCCATTGTCCTCTCAGTACTAGCAATCCGATGATTGCGTAGTTTGCCATATCTTTAAAAGAGTCCTCGAGTGACTCATGTTCTGGGTTAGCATTCGTATCAACTAAGTTATTGATGCGTGCTAACTTGTCATGCATTCGTACTCGCAGTCCATTGATAGCACCGCCAGGGGCTTGTGATATATTTTTTGGGCCGTAGTCCTTATGTTTACTAATGAGAAGTTTAGACAACTCATCAATTGTAGTATTGATATGAGTTTCTAAATGTAACTCACGCACGACTGGATTCATTTATCCTCCTCTAATAGTTCTTTTAATTCTTCATCAATAGTTACCATGTGTTGCTTAACTATTGCTTCTTCTACTAACTCTTTCATCTGTATGACATCTGTCTGTGCTGCATAGAGCGTAGCGTATGTCATCTCTGTAATATCTTTAATCATCGCTGGGTCATCTGCATGGTGGTAGAGTTCTTCTAACAAGGAACCGATAAGTAAGGCGTAACCATTGGGTAGTTTAATTACTGGGTCAAAGACATCATCTTCATCATCCATAAGATGATTGACTGCATCAAAGATGTTATCAAATTGCGTACCGCATATCTCGCATTGTGGAATCTCAATCAATGTTTAGCCCCATCTTTTCTCTAATGAATTGTGCTCCGTGTCGGATGTAAGCACTGTTAACATCTTCCCCGTCTCCGAAAGTGACTGTTGTGACTGGTAGTTCTCTTGATAGACTTGCCGCAAACTCACGCCCTGGGGCATCACCATCGGCAAAGACGAATACTCTTTCAAAGTCTGCAAGTAATCTTGTGTAATGTTTCTTCCATGAGTTGGCCCCAGGAACACCAATGCAGGGAATTCCAACCAAGCGAGACATCGTAAGTGTGTCCAACTCTCCCTCACAGACACCAATCCAATCTCCAGCAATCTCAATGTCAAGTACGTTGTACATGCGAGTATCAACACCGACCATACCCATATACTTCGGTTCAACGGCAGGGTTAAGAGAGCGAAAACGCAGGTCAACAACGCCAGTCTTTGTAATGTAGGGTATGCTGAGGCGACCCGTGTACTGTTCATGTCCAGGTTCAGGCTCCTCTACTACGCCTAATCGCGCCAGACGCGCTACTTCCTTGCTTATTCCCCGACTTGCTAGGTAATCTTCCGCCAGAGAGATGCTTCCCGCGTACTTGCTGGTGGCTCTCCCCAGTAATTCCTTCTGCGATAGACTTTGCTTCACGTATATCACACCCTTCTTTCCTAGCAATTATCTGAATACTGTTGCCCTGCATACCACACGCGAAGCAATTGAATATGTTCTGCCTTGTATTAAAACTTGCACTTGCATGCGAGTCATTATGAAATGGACACTTGATATTGACTTGGCCAGATGAGCGGTTGATGTTAGCACCGTAATACTTTAACACCGCCACTATGTCTGGTAAGTCATCAACCAAATACATCGCCCAACCTTAATACTAGATATGAATCTGCTATTGATTTTCCTCGAGCCTTGATAAGTACCGCAGCGAGGATTGACTCACGGTCGATATCCCTTGCTTTTGCATAATTCGCTGCTTCTCTTTGAGATTCTTTCGTCCAACCGCTGAGGTCAATAGCGTTTCCCGCACCTGGCGCTTTGCATTCAATAATTCCAATTCTCGCTCCAAGGAAGTCTGCTCTGACAACAACATCGCCTTCATCTTTCGCACCTGTGCGAGCAAGTCGTTCAGCATCAAATCCAAGAGTTCTAAAGTAATCTTTGGTGTCCGTTTCAAATGTTGCTCCTCTAGCCTTATGTGATTTCCTAGTTGTCATATGTTCTCTGGTATATCATCTATGTACATGTACTCTGGATTAAATGCTAACCAAGTCATGAGCGTGCCGTTCGCATCTGCTCTTCCGTAGCGATTCTTGACTGATGCCACGCCCATCGATGTGCCAACGGTGCCAAGCGTGCATATAAGAGCAGGAAGTTGGGATACCTTTCCTTGGATAGCACTTCTTGGTTGACAAGGATTTCCAGGAACTGCTTCCGAAGTGTGATGTAATACCACAACCGCAGCGTTAGTGTCTCTCGCAAGGAACTTCAACTCCTTCATAATTGCACGCATGGAAGCAAATTCTTCGCCTCCGTCTGTTGCGACATCCATGAGGTTGTCCAAGATAATGAGGTGAGGACTACATCCCCATAGTTCCTCAAAGGCTTGGACTTCCTCATCGATGTCTTCTAGTGTTGGTGATGATTCAAACGACCAGACTATATGGTTTCCTTTTTGGAGGACTGCCTTCGTCCAACCAACATCAGTATTAAGTTTCTGTTCTACATCTGACTGGCTCTTGCCAGAAATCATAGACGCTAAACGCATAGCCATTGTATGTGCATTGGTATCTGCTGATATGTACAACGTTGGCACGTTAGTTTTGAGTGCAAGTGCCAGAGCAAGAGTAGATTTACCCGCTCCTGGCGCACCTGCAAACATAGAAACTTCTGAACGACGGATGATAATCTTGTTCGCTTCAAACGCTTTAAATGAACTAGGAAGAGGTTCCCCACCAATGGAGGCTCTACCTACAGAACGAACTAGAGTTCTCATTGGTCTCCCTTCCTAGTTATTTAAAATGGAAATTGCTCTGGTACTAGTTGACTGGCTTGCATTGGTCCGCGCCCTGAGGCATCGGACAGACCCACATCGCGTATGGGTTCCCCGTCTTGCTGGAGATTCCCGACTTGTACTTGCGTGGCCCGTGTTGGCATGTTGGTCCACCCTGTTGCTGGGTTACTGGAGCCATAGCGGACGGAGCCTGAGCCTGGGGTGGAGCGGAGGAGATGGATGGCCCTGTGCCTTGAGTTGAAGGCGATGTCGCTAAAGGGGCTACCCCATACGCACCGACTACCAAACGCTGAACTGCAGCAATCTGAGTTGAATAATCGCCAATACCTTCGAGTAGAACGCTTAGTTCATCGTTGGTATGAGCACGAATGTTAATCATATCCCCAGAGGGGGTCTTATATGATACTTGTAACTTCCAGTCTTCTGCCATTTATTTATCCTTCTTAATCGAGAATTGACAATACTCTGTGAGTCCACACATGTACTGACAACTGTTTGTGTTGGGCAAGAATATCGCATCCTTGCGTGCCTTGTCAAATGTTTCTATCAGGTATTCCATCTTGTCGTAGGTGTACTCGGATAGGTCCACCATCTCAGAGATGTTACTACCGCGAGACATGTAGTAGGTTCCCCATTTGATTTCGATACCAAACTGTTGTTCGAGACCGAGTTTGTAGAACCCAAGTTGTAGACTGCTGGTAGGTGTGTTCTGTGATGTCTTTAAGTCGACAATAACAAGTTCGCCATTGACCTCAAAGACGCGGTCAATAATCATCTTGACGGCTACGCCTTTGACGACAGGGGTCAGGGCAAGTTCAATCCCTGGGTTGCCATCTGGTGCGGTCCAGATTTTCCAATCAGGGTTGGTCTTGCGCCATGCTACGTATGCCTCTACCCAACGCGGTCCCGCTTCTTGCCAGAATTTCTGGTCTTCCTTGTTAGGGTTAGCCTTGGTAGCACGGCCTCCAACGCGAGCATTGGTTAGGTCGGTATCGCCTTTGGACTCAAGCCATGCTTGGTCCCATAGTTGCTGGGTGCTCACATGTTCTCCTTATCGTAGTTTTCACACGCTAGGTGGAACGCTGAACCGCCAACAGACCAGACGGATGGGGCTTCTTCCTTGCCAAGGAGTCTGCCGAGGTAGTATTGGTACCCACAAGTAAGGTAGGTACTGAACGCAGAGTAGGATATATGCTCTGGTAGGGTATATTCTTCTAGTTTAATTGACATGGTTCTATTATAGGCATAGACACCGCTAGGTGTCAATTGTTTAAATAGTTGACATCTAGAAATTTATCTGTATACTTAGTTATGTAAGTAATTATATAAAGGCCTTCGGCCTTATATGATAATATATATATTATAATATCTAAGGAGTACTATGTCAAACTTTTTACAAGTAGCGTTGGCTTCACTTACTGGTATCACCGTGTTCTATGTCCTTGAGGCAGCCTATTACGAAATCAAGGCTCGCATCCGAGGTAGAGAGTACACCCTATGGCTTGAAGAACTAGAAGAAGAGAAAGAACGCTAACCTCTAGAAACAACAAAAGACCCCCTTACCCTAGTATAATCACTAAGGTAGGGGGGTTTCTTGTCTTAAAAGGGCCTTGGAAGGCGTTTAAAGGGTATTACTTTGAGCCGCGACCAAAGTCGGTAGCAGATGGGTCAAGCCATTTAAGGACTGGACCAGCCACACCAGCAAGTGCAGCAGCAGCAAGAGTCTTTGGATTCGTCTCGCCAGTCATATAGATAGCGACTACCGCAGCAGCGGCAGCACGGAACCAAGATAGTGCTAGTTGTTTGAATTGCTCCATTATATCCTCCTATAGGATTAGGACTTTGCCCCGTGTAACTTACAGCAGGTGCAAACTTCGGTCTTGTATGCCTTCTTTGCAGGTATTGAAGTTAAACTAGCAATAACCTGATTGATAGATTTAGGTGCATTCATCCACCAGAACCAAGGGCTAGTATCTTTTCCCTTGTCCTCGTTGATAGAAATATGAAGATGCTTATTGTGTTTATTAGAGCCAATGTATTCGCGGTCACCTTCTGATGAGCGTTCACGTGACCAAATCTTACCCTGGAAAATTAGATATTTAACTCGTTCATCTTCCTTCAATTTTTGGAAGATTGTTGTGCAATCAATGCCACCTTTAGGGTCATGTGTTAAATCTACGGCGTAGCCTGTATTGTGGTCAGAGGTAGGGTTTTGCTTCATATGCGCCGCAGATGGCAGTAATCCATCGCTGGCCTTCTTGCGATTGGGCTTGAGTGCAGTTGCTTGACGTAGTACGGCAATTGCCGCGGGGGTTGCTTTACTCATTATTTCTCCGCTATCAATGTATACAAATCGTCAATACGTCTTTCCATACGAGACATAGAATCTTTCATTGAACTGCCACCGTTGGGCTTGAGTTCGTTCAGATAATGTTTGACCATCCACCTGATGCCGCCAGCAAATGCTGAGAAGATTGCTATGACGGCAACTGCCACTGTTAGATAGTCCTTGAATTGCATTATACTGTCCTGACTGTTATCTCTATGATGCCACCAAAACCATCAAAGCGTTTATCG